TGCCCCATCAACTATATGATTGAATGAACTAACTTCTCCTATTATATCCTTTACATCTGTGACTGGTGGCGGTAGTTGTAGGTTTGCTTCTCCTACGCTTTTACCTACGGTTTCACCTATCATTTCTGAAAGCAATTTATAGTCCATTGCAGCCCCTGATCTTGGCGTTCCTGTCTGTCCTTGTATTGATCTCTGTATCAAACCGCCATCGGCTGCAAAGTTTACAGGAGTTGATAGGGGTACACCACCTGTCATTTGATTTACTGCACTCAATCCGTTGATAAGTGCTGAGGCATTTCTGTTTACTACATAGACATTCTCACCACCCTCTGCATTGACCACGGCATTTCCTGAACCATCAAACAAATCAATTCCACCTTGTGCGTGGCTGTTGCCTTGTAGGGTGATTCCTTTGGCTGCTTTGGGTGTTGGAGTACCTGATATTTTCCTAACTGTATCTAAACCGCTTTTTAAAACAACCCCTGCACTTACAACTTTTTGAATAGTTCCGAAAGGCTCTGGTAATATTGTTTTAGCCCTAAAAACCTCCGTAACTCCTTGATAAGTGTTTATAGTTGCAGAGGCTATTCCCGCTGCTTTTCCTGCTGCCGTTTCTTTACCTAGTATTTGAGCAATACCTCCCAATGTTTTTTGCGCTTGGCCTAATTTAAAATCTGCTACCGCTCTGGTTATTTCTTTTGTTTCCGCTTTTTGAGCCTTTTCAACTAAGGTTATATCCGCTCCTGCTTTTTTAGCGACTTCCAATTCTTCTGCGTGCTTTATCTTTAGGTTTTCTAATTCAATTGCCTTTTCCTCTAAGAAATTACCTTGAGCTAGTTCTCTTTTATTTTCTAAATCTATTGCTTCGGCTTCTGTTTTTTGTTCTTTTTGTTCAAGGTCTATTTCGTCTTTAGATCCCTTTGCCTCTAAGTCCACCGCTGCGATGGCTTCTTGGTATTCTTGTCTGCTTATAACTTCTTCTTTTAAACGTGTGGCTAAATTACTACGCTCGGCTTCTGCAACGGCTTCAAGTCGTGCCTTTTCCTGTGCAACGAGTTCATCGGTTAATAGTTGCCCTTGGTCAATTCTGGATTGATTGACAAACTTAAATAGTTGGAGTTCTTGATCTGCAAAATCAACTGTCAATTGTGCTTGTTGTTCAAGAAAATTGTTTTTGATTTTTAAGGCTTCAAGTTCTCCCTCTACTTGTGTTTTCTTTCCTGCCTTTATTTGATCGTCAAGTAGTGTAAGTTTTTTATCTCGAATGTCTTCTTGAAGTTTCAAGCCCTGTTCTAGCGATTCTGCTTCCCCTTTGTTCTGCTCGATGAATAAATTTAAACGAGTTTGGGTTTCTTTTATGGCTTCGTCCGTTAATTTCTTAGCGTCATTTAATTGTTTACTTACTGCTGCTTTTCGTTTGTTTTCAATTTCGTTATTTATTATATTTTTCTTATTTCCTAGTGTTGTAAGTTTTTCCTCACTGGCTTCAATTTGTGCGTTGTTACTTATAATTGCATCTGCTATTTCTTGTATATCCTCATCAGTCGTTTCGGATATTCCTATGTTTCTAAGAGTACTCTCAAATTTCTCTGTATCTCCTTGTGAGTCAATAAAGGCTTGTTTTATTTTATTTATACCTTCAACATTACTTTCGTAAGTACCGCCTAATTGTAGGGCGTTTTTTAATCTAATGTTGGCATTTTCGTTTTCAATTTTTATCTGATCTTTTTCTAGTTGAATAGCTTTCTCTATTGCTGCTTGTCTAACTTTAATACTTTTTGAGGTGTCCTCTGCAATTTTATTTTGTTCTTTTACTTGCTTGTTTATCAGTGACCTCGCTACAGATATTGCAATTTGTTGACGTTCTAGTTTTCTTAATTCATTTTGTAGCTCAATAACTAGTTTTATTTCTCTTGATAGCTCGTCTCCAACCCCTGAAATAGCTTTTTTCATGTCATCAAAAGCTCCTGCTTTATCACCTGAAAAGAACTTTGTAAACGCTCCGAATAATGCGGACAGTCTGTCTTTAAAAACATCTACAACAGTGCCTAATACAGCCATTGCTTTACTTACAAAGTCCAATCCTGCCTGTGTACTACTTAACCATGCGATTAGCGAACCTAACAAAACCACGATTGCGCCAATCCCTGTGGAGATCAAAGCAATTCTAAAGAGTTTTAAGGCTGCGCTCACGAAGTTTGTGCCTATTGCTGAAGCTTTTTGCGCTGCTGAAAACCCTTTCGTGCCTTTAGTTGCTGCTATGTAATTGGCTTTGATTCCTTGTAACTGGATTTTAATGCTTTTATAAATCGGTTTAAAGAACAATAAAACAGTTTGTAAGGTTCTTTGCGCTTTACTAAAAAACGAAGACTGTGAGGCTGCTTCTTTAAATCCTTCGCTGTATCTTCCAATGTTTGCAGAAGTGTCGCCTACGCCTTTTTGAAGTTCGTTGACACGGTCTTTTAACACCTTGTGTTGATCTGCTAGTTTTAAAGACTCCTTAGAAGTTACCCCATATAGATTCCGAGTCTTCGCCCATTCCTTATTTAGAATTGTCAAAGCATTTCGACCTTGCTCAACTGTTTTTATCTCCTTGCCTTGAAGGGCTAGAAGCTTGCCAATTTGGGTTTGCGCTGCATTATATTCCTTACTAGAATTTTTGACCGCTGCGGCTGTTCTTACGTAAGCCTCCGACGAGCTATCGCCTGCCTCTTTGAACTCATTAAGTGTTTTTTTAAGGTTGTCGGCATTTATCTTTAGTTGAGACGTGGATTTAATCGCTGCATCCACATCGATCTTTAGTTCAAATACTTTTATTTGGTCTGCCATTATATCGCTATTATTTCAATATCTAAACTTTGGGTTACTGGTGCTATTTTTCTTAAGTACATGTGAATTCTCTTGGGTGCAATTCTTCTTATAACTGGAGAACAAGTGTCGTTTTGATTATCGAAATCAGTAGACGAGGTCGTAATTACAGGGATTAATCTTTTGTTGGCTAAGTTTACAGAAAAGTTTATCTCTATCAAACTGTCATAAGTATTGTTTCCAGATAAATATTTCGCACTTTGAATAATATCGCTCTGTGGGTTTCCCTGTGGATCTCTTATATCTATATTTCCACTTGACAACCCTACGTTAACTCCTGTTATAACTCCGTAGAGAGGGACTGATCCTGCTATTGTATTTAGATATTCTTCAAGGGTTTGGGTAGCGTTGTATTTTGCTTTTTTGAGTTCGTCACTGATCCAATTGAAGTGTGAGTCTCTGTATTCCCTTAATACCTCACGAACCATTGAGGCAAGTATTTCTTTTTGCGTGTTGTCGTGAATATTTTGATTTACGAGGTTTGTTAAATTTTCTCTGCTTTTTCTACCCATTTTTTCTAGTTATTAAAATCATCATTGAAGTCGTCGCTAAATTCTCCGAGCTTCTCAATGCTTCTTATTTTTATTAATTCTACTTTTATAATTCCTGTTTTTGTGAATTGAATTGACTTGCTTAGATAAAACAGTCCCCCTAATTGTTTGATGTATTTGAGTTTGAAAAAGTCAAGTCTGTTCATGTCTAAAACAGAGAGAAATAACTCGACTTTTAATTTTTGACCATAATTAATCATTGTTGAAAATGCTTTGTAATTATTTGATAATAGACTATTCCATCCCAAATCATCAAATGACATTAAAGGAACTTCAGTTAATGGAGTTTGTCTGTCTCCAGTTGCCCCTGCTACCCTGTATTCTATAGTTTCTAAACTTCTTTTGACTTTAAAAAAGAAAGGGGTTGTTTTCTTTTTCTTGACACTTTTGAGCGTTCCGTCTTCGTTGTATTCCTTGGTGTAAAAATCACATTTTCTCAATATATTACCGCCTATAGTTGTGTTAGATCCTGACGGTGCTTTGTAAGGACGTTGAATTAATGTGGTTTCATCCGCTATTGTTTGGTCATCCACTCTTAAATTACCATCTGCGAAGGTGTCTTCTGGATTGTCGTACTTGTATTTAAAACGATTGTTTCGGGCGTACCTCCCAATCTTTGAGTCTTGCTCAATGAGTTTATGAAACTTATGCGACCAGTCTTCGTATACAGTGTTATCTTCTATTGCGTTATAGTCCTTGTACTTTGCTAAAGGGTCAAGTAATTCATTGAAGCTTATAAATTCGCAATCCAATTGATTACGTCGGTACATGAGTCCGTAGTGGTTCATGACGTCTTTTATAAAATCCTTTTGTTTTATTTTGGATAGGTAACTACTGAAGTTGACACTGGTTACATTATTATCTAAATACAATTGAAGATTAATATTGTAAGCATAAGACGACGCATTGTTTTCTGGAAGTGTGATAACTTTGATTTGAAGGTCGTCTGATTCATTTAGGTAAATTTTTTCAGTAAGCCCTATGTAGTTTATAAGATCATTAAAATTATCATCAATAGTTAAAACATTCACGCCATTAATTTCAATGAACATTCCTGCGTTTTCCGTATTGTTATTGTTAAATGTTCCGTTTAAATTTATTTTATAAAAGCCACTTTCTTTGATTATTACTCGTGATTGATTCCCTGAAACTATGTTTAAGTAATCGGGGTCAAATACAGAATTTAGGTTGATGTACTCTATTATTTCACCATCTAATTGATTTACTGTTATTATCTGTCCTAAAATTGTGAGTGTTTCTCCTTCAAAGTTTCTATTTTTATTTCCTGTTGCTTCTAGTTTTTTCTCTGGGTCAATACTTTCTTTTGCTTCTGAAAACCCTTCGTCAATAGTGATGGCTAAATCGCTCCAGTCGTCTGTTAGAAATGGGTTAAAGTCTTCTCGACCCCCACGCCCTGCATAACTATAAGTGTAGCCGTTTTCATTGAATATTTTGTTCCACAGATATTTTACAAACAGGGAAGGTATTTGGTAATTAATTTCAATCGCTCCGTCTAATTTGCCATAGTCTGCAACCGCATAGACATAGTCCGTATTTGTAAATGAGTCTACCCACGTCTGGGGGTTCAAATTATGCCCTAGTGCTTGTAAGTTTAAATCTGCTATAGACTTGTCTCCTATCTTATCAAAGAGGTTTATGTTTTCATTATATACATACAAATTAAATACGTCCGTGGTGGGTTTAAAGTAGGCTATACCATTGAATACGGTTTGAATTCCTTCTCGGTAGATATTTACGTTGTGGACTCGGTACGGGGTTAATGAGGTATTGGCAACCATTCCCATTCCTTGTAAGATTGCTACATTCTTAGGGGTTCTAGGGAGTTTAAAACTACTTGTGTAAGAGGTTTGTCTATTCTTTATATCAAAGAAATTATTAACCTGTCTAGTCTCTGCGATCTTAGTGTCCGAGTTGGTGTCTAACTGCTGTTCGTTTATGTAAATATCAACCTGCATAGTTCTGAGTATAAAGTTCTGGGAGTTCTATTTTTAGTTTGTACTCGCTGATGATGTTTTTAGTGTTGTTGACTTCTTGGGATATTTTTCCTGTATCTATTTCGACCCAGTCTAACAGTTCAAAAGGTTGTAATTCCAATTGATTAAAGTATAATACTTTTGGGCTTGTGAATATCTGAGCGATCACGAAGCGTTCGTGTTCTGTTAGATACCCTGTTTTGATATTTAGATAATTATTTGCAGTTTTCCCTGTCTGCGTCACTCTGTTTGCTGAGGCTTCTATGTTTTTAAAGTCACTGTTTAAGGCTTTGTAAGATTTGGTTTTAACATCTTCCTGAAAGACAGGAGAAAAACGCCAGTACGACCACGCTCCGTTTTGGTTGAACCATTTCAATAAGACACCACATGACACGGCAACCTTTTTAATGAATACGTTTGCCGTGACTTCATCGCCTACAAATTCTAACTCGTTGATTCCTTCAAACAAAGGAAGCTGACCTTCAAAACCTAGGTTGTTATTTTCTCCATTCGATAAAAACACACGGTTAATTCCCTTTGAAAGTGTTATGGTGTGTGTTCCTGTGGTGCGCTTGTTCTTGATTGTGACCGATCTAGCTGCGTTTGAATAGATTGATAAATCAAAGGGGTGTCCCTCAAAGTAGGTTATGTTTGAAACGTTGTCTTTTGATGGCGATAAAACCCGTATTACATCACTTACCGCAAACTTGCTTCTAATTAATTGTAATACCCCTTTGGAATAGTTATAAGTTTTTACCAGAGTTTCAGATGAACCGCCTGTTTTGTAAACAGTAATAGTGAAGCTTTGCTCGTTGTATAGGTCTGGATCTGGAAACACAAAAGAACTTGGCATGGCAACAATACTATCTCTAAAATTATCAAGATTATTATTCACTGAAACGACTTCTTTCAGATTGAAAAAAAACACGCCTTGGTTTGGTATGATTTCAAACGTGAATGTTTCGATTAAGATTGTAGCACGTGCTGCTGTACCTACATTGGTTTCAAATTCAATTACTCCGTTGTTAAACGTATTTAGTAGTGTGCCTTGTGGTTCGGATGTTATGAGTATTGCCATTATGCTGCGATTTTAATATCTTCTAATACTTTAGTGATCTGTGAGTAAAAATTGTTTATGCTGAATTCGCTGACGTTGTCAATTATTTGCTGAATGCGCTGAGGCGTAATGACTGCTGAAACTAATTCAGTACCTCCGTCTTGGTAGTACTTTGTGCCACTCTTTGCTATCTTGCGAGCAATTAAAAAAGCAAGGCTACTAATGCTGATACTATCAAAGGGTGTGATTCCTTTGTCTTCAATCCATTGTGTGATGGCTGCGATAGGAGGGAACTTCCCTGGGGCTCGTCCTTCTACTAGCTGTTCTGTATAGTTTTCACCATAGATTGCTGCGGTCAGCCCTTTGGCTTCAACGTTTAAAGAGTCTCTCCAATTGCCACTTGCCTTCATTCCCAGTTCATTATGCTTTGCAATTAAATCAACTTTTAAAGAGTCGAATTCTTCTTGTAATTTATGAGATTCGTCCATTATCCTTTTAATATAAATTTCATGCTGACCCCATCACCGTTGAAATCAAAAACGTTTATAACTTCTATACTTCTCCAATCTGAAATTGTAAAGTCACACCTTAGATTGTTATAGAATGCTCCGTATAGTATTTCATTTATTGGATCTATATATTTTATTTTTCGGTCTGCATAGGTAGTTTCATCAAGGTCTGATTTTGTGAGTACCATAAAATTCCCAGAGTATTCGATGAACTCGGTTGATTTCTTGCCACGTATAACAGGGTCAAGGAATAGAAAGGTTTCACCCACGCCCACACCTTCCATGGATTCAGTTATAAAGTTAGCTATGCCTTGTAGGTTTTGATAGCTCCGTGGAGCGTTTACAAACGTCCACCCTCGTGCGACTGCTATTGTTTCTAATATAGTTTCTAGTGTCATCTATTTAGGTTTTGTTATGTTTTGATACTCCCTTCGGACTTCTCCTTCTATTTTTTGATACAGTAGAATAGTGAATACTACATTATAGTTCCATTTCTCTATCTCCATTGGAGTGGTGCTGAATTTTTGAGCTAGGTTTATAAGTGTTGTCATTTCTCCAAACACGTATAATTTTTTAACCCCCGCCATTTCAAGGTCTGGATCTGGATCTGGAACAAGCATCTTTTCCTTCTCAACTAATGCCATTTCCTGTTCTTTGATCCAGTTGAGCGCATAGAAATACTGTGTAATATCTGAGTTTAAATATTTATCTTCCTTAACTCTAAACACGGTTTTGAAACACTCCAAAAGGTTTATATAGGTAGGCTTTTTAAACGCCCGTCTTATTTGGGAAACTTGACCAAACGTTAACTCTCCCAAAGACTTAGCCTTATAGTTTAGAAATATGTCTTCGCTCTTCATAATACTTTGCAGCTCTACGTATTTGGCAGCTTCATCTTCCTTTAATTGAAAGAATTGCTTTACTCGTATTTGATTAAGGTTAAACATATATTTTAACTGTTTGGTTTGAGTTTTTAACTTGATACAACGCATAACCACCAGCATCAGTAATATGGTCAAAACCACTTTCTTTGTCTGGTCGTCCATTTTTATAAGGCATCTTTTCCAATGCTTCTGTATAGTCAATACAGTTGTTTGTGTTGACGTAATAAGATGTTTTTCCTTTAGCGTTTAGAAGCGATGTGTTAACGGTTGTGATGCGGTCTCTAACACTGGGGTTCTTAGAACGTACACGAACCGTTAAGCCTGCCTTACGTAATAGTTTAATATCGCTTTCTCCTGCGGTGTTACGAGCGTCACCCGATGCATCTGGGTAGATTACTATTTTATGATTAGTATAACGCTGTTTAATTATTGTTATAATGTCTGCCGTGTCGTATGCCTTGGTTATTTCTTCAACTGCTGTAATTATTTTATCGTCAGTTACATGAATGACAGCCGACATATTGGTGATGTTGAAGTCCATTCCAACGTGTAGCACTTCTTTTGTTTTGATAGTGCGGTCGGAGTGGTTGCGCTTTCTGTCAAACATATTGTAAACATTTCCAGAGGTCATGTTAACGAATTCACCATCTATGTACGCTTGCACCTGTTGGGGCGTGTATGACTCTAAGAGGGACTCAATGTAAGATTCAGATATATAAGGATTGTTTAAAGTACTTACTTTTATCAATAGTTTGTTGTCCGATGCTTTGGTGACAAAGAAATCATATAGAAATTTGTAACCCTCTGGGGTTGATACAAAGTCTAATTGATTTGGTTTGTTGTTTGGCAGTACAGAACGGTTACGTGCGATGACTTTTACGAACACGTCTTTCATTTTCGGAGTAGATAACACATCAGCTTCATCAATCAATGAATACCCGACCTCATACCCTACAATGAGATCAGAGTTATCCATCGACCGCAAATATATCATTCCGTAACGAGTGGTAATTGTCTTGTCGCTTTTGTTTAAAATATAAGTGATCCCGTAATTAGTTAGAATTTCTTCAAACTTTGGGATTGCAATATCTCTTATAAGCGGATAGGTTGGAAGATAATAGGCGATACTAGTTGACAATTGCCTGTGCTTTATAGTAGACTTAGTGACTCCTATAAAGGTTTTTCCAGAGCCATAACCGCCTATCAGACCAGTATGTCTATGGGTTGAGCTTAAGAACTCCGCTTGTGCTGCTAGTATTTTAGTTCTTTCTTCCATCAATTATTTCAAATGTGAAAGGTTTTTCGTCTTTTATGTCCATCTCAATAGCTTGTTTATCTCCGTACTTCTTAGGATTCATTTTTGATAACGCCCATTTTCGTGCGTCAACTCTTAACCTGTCCCTTTGTATAACGTTATGGTTTGTTATTACTTTTCCTTCGTCATTTATTATAATGTCATCAGCAGTGGCGTCAGCTATCTCAATAATTTCATCAAAAATTAATTCTGACCTATCATTACATGCGCGTACGTATTGGTCGGATTTGTCTTTGTCTTTACTTATCCATTCATAAAAAGTACTTCTATCAGGTTTGTCTGTTTGTCTTAAAACTTCACGTAAAGATTTCCCCTCAGATATTTGATTTGTAACATCCTTGAATATGGTTTCGATTTGTTTTTCACTGTAAGCCATAGCCTTGTATTAAATTGTTAACTTTTAATAGAAGCGGCATTTTAAAACATAAAAAACCACTAGCACGCATTAAATTATTCATTTAAATGGGTGTAGTGGTTAATGGTAAATATAGTTAAATAAACTGAATTAATTACATTGTAAAGAAAATAAATCTAGCTATTAAAGTATTTCCAATTAAATAGTGTTTATTTTTGTTGATAGGAGGTGACATTCATTACAAATTTAATAATTAGATCGCTTGAGGGTTTGGTATAACTATTCCCAACAGCGAATAAATCTTATTTCTTTTATCACTAATTACTTTGCTATTCACAAATTTTTTCGTACCTTGATAATACGTCTTGTAAGTAAAT